AGTAACGCTACTACTACAGTTACTTACGCGATCAATGGAGCAACTCTTAGTGGTTCTGGAAGTTCAACAACCGTAGGCTCTAACGGTCAATCCGGTTTGCTTTACGCAACTACAGCTAATATATTAAATGCGGAGTTATAAATGTACAAACTAAATTTACCTGCCACACTTGGATTAAACAGCGTTATCCGATTGTCGGACAATGCTTGCATCCCCTTTGACCCCGCCAACACGGATGCCCAAGCATTTGTTAAGTGGCTTCAAGAAAAAAACCTACCAGAGCCAGCAGAAGAAGGTGGCATAGTAACTCAGGAATGGGCTACTGAGACAATCGCAAAACTGTTGCCAAATGGTTAAAAACCAACATCATTACAGCCGTTATCAGCGGTTTATGGAAGTCTTAAAAGGTCAATCGGTAAATGGCTATTGCGAGGTGCATCACATCGTACCACGCAGTCTTGGCGGCTCTAATGACAAGGACAATTTAATCAGCTTGACGCCACGACAGCACTACATTGCTCATTGGATGCTTTGGAAGGCTTGTGGCGGTGTTGCGGGGCGCTCATTCTTTATGATGAGCAACTTGGGTAAATATGGCAAGGTAAACTCAACAACCTACGCACAGGCAAGAGAAAACTATTCTGAACAGGTCAAGAAGCAAATGGCTGAACTACCAAACAGACCAGCGTTCACGCCAGAGCATCGTGAGAAACTGAGACAAGCAAAACTTGGAACCAAACTTTCAGTCGAAACAAGGCGCAAGGTTGGAGAAGCACAAAAAGGTAGAAAATTGTCAGATGAAACTAAGCGCAGAATTTCTTCAACCAAAAAACAAGCCTATTTAAAATGGCTTGCTGAAGGCAACACACCCTTACCCGCAGATATTTATTAAATTAAATTGAAATGAACACTCCAGAAATTGATCCAGTCAAGTATGGCGTACTATGGCAAAAAGTTCAGGATTACGAGCGCCGGTTTGATGACATGAGCGCCAAGATTGACAAGATGGAGCGATCCATTGAAACGCTAGTTGCTATGGCTAACCAGGGCAAGGGTGGTTTCTGGATGGGTATGGTGATAGTTTCTGCTGTAGGCAGTGTGATTGGTTACTTCGCACACTTATTTGGCAAACAGTGACAAAAAATGATCGATCCTGTTACAGCCTTTGCGACTGCTCAAGCCGCGATAAAAGGGGTGCAGGCAGCGATAAAGATGGGCAAGGACATCCACGCCATTGGCGGGGAGATGATGAAGTTTTTCGAGGCAAAGGACGTAGTACAGAAGGCTGCGTCCCAGCCAAAATCTAGTTTTGCAAAGTCAGATACTGCGCAAGCGTTTGAGATAGTGATGCAGGCCAAACAATTGGCTGATGCTGAAAGGGAATTGAATAACTGGATGGTGATGAGTGGCCACGCTGACCTGTGGCAACAGCTACTGATAGAGCGCAACAATATCATCCAAAAGCGTAAGGTTGAGGAAATACTGGCAGAGAAGAACGCCAAGAAGCGAAAGCAAGAGATAGATGAATTGTTGACCTGGCTTATTGGCGGTGCGCTTGCACTTCTATTGCTAGGTCTTTGTTTTTGGTGGATCACGTTACTTTTGGAGAAATAAATGCTCACTATCTTGTCTACTCTGATTTCATTCCTGATGGGAGGCTTGCCTAAATTACTAGACTTTTTTCAGGATAAAGCTGACAAGAAGCACGAGCTGGCACTGGCGCAGCTCCAGATAGAACGTGAATTAGAACTGCGCAAGGCTGGATTTGAGGCGCAGGAACGCATCGAGCAGATACATAGCCAGCAGTTGGAGATGGAAACAACCGCCAAAGCTAATGAGAATCTAGTAAATGCACAGGTGGCAGAGATGAACGCCATCTATCAGCATGATGAGTCTTTGAACGAGGGTACAAGCCAATGGATGAAAAACTTGCGTGCTGGTGTGCGTAGTTTCATTACTTTGGGCTTCTTCTTTTTGCTGGTTTTTGTGGACGCTGGTCTGTTTATGTACGGCTGGAACCGTGGAATTGAGTTTCCACAGTTGGCTGAGAAGCTGTGGGATAGCAATACGCAGGCACTGTTTGCGTCCATCATAGCCTTCCATTTTGGTGGCAGAGCCTTTGGAAAATGATCTGGACCTTGGTTCTGGTTACAGGTATCAATATGAACTCAATATTAATAGTTGGCTATTTTGAGGTTGAATCTGCTTGCCAGCGTGCGGCTAAAGAGTGGCGAGAATTAGGCTACAAAGTAGGGTGCGTACAGACGCAAAAGAAATGAAAGTCTCTGCTAAAGCCATTGCCATGATTAAACACCATGAGGGTGTTAGGCAGCGTCCTTATCGCTGTCCTGCACTACTTTGGACTATTGGCGTTGGCCATGTACTGTATCCAGATCAGGGTAAGTTAAAGCTGGAAGAACGCAATGGATATGACTTAAAACCAGAGGATGACCGTCTGTGGTCAATGGAGGAAGTCGATGGAATACTTGCAGCCGATCTTGAACGATTTGAGCGCGGAGTGGAGCAATTCTGCCATGTCACTCTTACACAGGGTCAGTTTGATGGGCTTGTTAGCTTCTCTTTCAATGTGGGCCTTGGGACACTCCAGCGTAGTACGCTTCGCCAGAAAGTGCTTCGCGGAGACATGGAAGGCGCTGCGGAGGAATTCCTAAAGTATTGTATGGCTGGAGGAAAACCTTTGAAGGGTTTGCAAAATCGACGCAAGGATGAGCGCGTCCTATTTTTGTCCTAATGGTGGCACAATAAAACTATGGCCATACAGCAAAAACTTGAGATTCCTACACCGCCTAATCTGGGATATGCGCCAGAGGATTACGAGCGTCGTAACTTCAATGAATCCAATGGGTCGCTGAATAGTTACTTTAAGAAATTGACTGCTGTACTAGGTTCATTGTTAGGACCAAAAGGTAGTAGGTACATTAATGCGCCGTATGGTGCATTTCAAAGCACAGCAGACCAGACTGCTGCCGCAGCGAACACAGCGTATGCGATGACTTTTAACACGACTGATTACTCCAATGGCGTATCAGTTGTAAGCAATTCGCGTATTACGGTGACTGATTCTGGAATCTATAACTTGCAGTGGTCTGGCCAGTTTGATAATTCAAACAGTCAAGATGATGATGTAAGAGTATGGATAAAAATCAATGGGACTAACTTAACTGGCTCCACTGGATACGTCAGCATTCCATCAAAACATGGCGCATTCAATGGCCATATCATTGTTGGATGGAACTACTTTCTTTCACTAACTGCAAATGATTATGTTGAACTTTGGTGGGAGACTGACAGCACCACTGTGACAATACAGTCTTATGCTGCTGGTACAAATTACCCGTCTACTGCGTCGCTAATTGCGACAATGCAATTTGTGTCTAACACATTGTGAGAATGCCATGTATATACCGCTAAAAATACCGCCAGGAATCTATCGCAATGGTACTGAGTACCAGTCATCTGGTCGCTGGTATGACGCTAACCTTGTCCGCTGGTATGAGAACACATTGCGCCCTGTCAACGGTTGGCGTAAAAGATTTAGCTCTCAGACTGCAATGAGTGGTAAATGTAGGGGGGTGATTACTTGGCGTGATAACAGCAATGATCGTTGGATTGCTGCTGGTACTCACACCAATCTGTATGTAATGAACGAGTCAGGGACTTTGAAGGATATAACTCCAACAGGTTTTACTAGCGGCATTGCAGATGGAACTTCATACACCGGATATGGATATGGCTCTTATGGAAGTTTTGCCTATGGAATTCAGCGTCCTGATTTGGGTGATGTTATTAGTGCAACTACCTGGTCAATGGACACTTGGGGTGAGTACCTAGTTGCTTGTTCAAGTGCAGATGGTAAGTTATACGAGTGGCAGTTAGGTTTTTCAACGCCAACAAAGGCTTCGGCTATAACGAATGCTCCAACAAGTTGCAAGGCTTTGATGGTTACTGCCGAACGTATATTATTTGCATTGGGTGCTAGTGGTAACCCACGTAAGGTAGCATGGTCGGATCAGGAAAATAATACAGTTTGGACTGCTGCAATTGATAATTTGGCTGGTGACTATGAGCTTGCTACACCAGGAAATTTGATAGCAGGTAAGCGTGTAAAGGGCGTTAATTTACTGTTTACTGACGTGGATGTACATACCGCGCAATACGTTGGCGCGCCATTTGTCTATGGATTTGAGAAAGCTGGCAGCGGATGCGGATTGATTTCTGCGCAATCTGTGGCGGCCATTGACACTGCGGCTATTTGGATGAGCAGCAGCGGCTTTTGGATATACGACGGGTACGTCAAGCCACTGCCTTGCGATGTGTCTGATTACATATTCAGCGACATTAACTTGACGCAAAAGTCAAAAGTCTATGCTGTCCATAATAGCAAGTTTGGCGAAATCTGGTGGTTTTACCCGTCCAATGACTCTAACGAGAACGATTCCTATGTGACGTACAACTATCGTGAAGGACATTGGGCTATTGGAACATTGTCGCGTTTGGCTGGAACAGACGCGGGCGTATTTACTTATCCAATAATGGTTGACAGCAGCGGATACATTTACGAGCATGAGGTTGGTTTTGCTTACGACTCTGCCGTTTTGTATGCTCAGTCTGGACCCATTGAGCTTGGGACTGGTGAGAATATTATGAACGTCAAGCAGGTAATTCCTGACGAGCAGACGTTGGGCGAGGCCGTGGTTTCATTTACGTCTAGGTTTTATCCTACCGGCGCGGAATCTACTTATGGTCCGTATACGGCGGCTAATCCGACCAGCGTGCGGTTTTCTGGAAGGCAGGTTGAGGTTAAGGTTACAGGCAATACTTTATCTGACTGGAGGATTGGGACTATGCGCCTTGAGGCTACGGCTGGTGGGCGTCGATGACAGATTTGGACGAGCTTTTAAGGCTGCGCCATCAGGTGGAATCGGCTTTAGAATACTCTGAAGGTACACACACATTTGACGACATTGCCGACGGTGTGGCCAAGAACAGATTTCAGGTCTGGCCTGGCGTTAAGTCGGTGGTAGTGACCGAGATCATTGTCTACCCGCGAATCAAGAACTTGCACTATTTCTTGGCTGGCGGCGACCTAGATGAACTCAAGCTGATGCGACCATACATCGAGCGTTGGGGCAAGAGTTTAGGTTGCACGCGAGTTACTCTCGCAGGACGTAAGGGCTGGGCCAAGACGTTTCTGCGCGATGAAGGATACGAACCAAAGTGGTTTATTTTGAGCAAGAATTTGTAAGGGGAATGATATGAGTCTTGGTGGCATTTCTGGCTATGGACAGCCACGCAATATTTCAATTCCAGAAAATTACTACTACACACCATACTTGCCTTATGCTCAGTATGGTCCATATCAATCCATCATGTCGCAGATGGGTAACTATGGAACTAGTATTGGTAATGTCTACGGTGGACCTGTAGCTGGAGGTGGTGGCGCTACTGGTGGATATAACTCCGACCTATATAAGCGCGTTGCAGCCGCTGCACCTTTAGCGCCAGCAGTAGTTGATAGCACTACTCGCGGTGGTGGAGGTGGTGGGCGTCAAAGTTTTGAGCAATGGTCTGAAAAAAATGATCCTAATGCTTGGAAAAATTTAACGAGCGGGGAGCAGGCCAATTGGTATGCTGAACATCCAACATTTGGATCATTTACCCAAGGACTTCAAAAAGTATGGGGTTACACCATTCCAGGCATGATTCAAAACTATCTTGATCCTGGCATCGGTATTAGAGCAAATCTCATAGCTCAAGGTATTGATCCAAGAACCGGCGCGAATATGAATTTCACGCCAGAGCAGAAAGCTGCTGCATTGAGTGCAATACAAAATACAGTTGCAATGCCTGGTTCAGATGCTATATCAAATATAGCTAATCAGTACGGTATGTATAACAATCCCAATGCTATTTCAAATTCAAATATTAGTAGTGATGGTGGATTTAACCCTATATCTGGTTACTCTGTAGGGCCAGCAGTTTCTGCACCAGCACCAACGCCAACACCAGCAGTAAATATTGGTGGTGGTGAATTTGGAAGCTGGGGTGGTGAAGAACGTGGAAGTAGAGGTGGCGACGGTGGCGGTGGTGGATATAGCGGTGCGCCGAGTGCAGGCTCTGATGTTGGAAGAAGCGCACCTGGTTCTGCACATTACGCCAAAGGTGGCCATGTAAACGCATCACTACTAAGTGGCCCAGACCCAATGGGTCCAGATCAAGGCTATGGAGCCTTGAAGGGTGGCGAGTACGTTATCAATGACAAGGCTGTGAAGAAGTACGGCATTGAATTGATGGACGCCATTAATAGCGGCAAGATTTCTAAGGGCAAGCTACGCGGCTTGCTCGAAATGTAAAGGGGAAACGTATGAGCAAAGGTGGCAGTCAGACAGCGACAACTAGCATTGATCCTGACTTAAAAAAAGCATTTCTATCAAACCTTGAGCAAGCGCAGGGTGTGGCTGCTGCTTTACCAGTGCAGCAGTTTGCTGGGTTTAACCCGTTATATCAGGCAGGTGAGCAGCAACTCGTAAATACAGGACTTGCAGGTCCAGGTATTTACTCTGTAGATCAGGCCGCTGCACTTACTCAAGCCGCTGCTGCCCCGCGTGACCTTTCACTTGGCGGTGGTGCTGGCTCTCTTGGTTCGTATATGAATCCATATACGAAGTATGTTAGAGAAAATACATTGGCTGATTTGGAAACTGCCCGACAAAATGCAATTCGCCAGACAGCGCAACAAGCGCAACAAGCACGCGCATTTGGTGGATCACGCCAAGGTGTTGCAGAAGCTCAGACCAATTTAGGTTTTGGAACTCAGGCTGGTAAGTTAGCAGCTCAACTCAATGAAAATGCATTTAATCAGGCTATGGCGGCACAACAAGCTGACCTTATGCGTCAAATTAATGCTGCACAGCAATTGAGTGGAATTGGTGGCCAGCAGCAGGCTTTGCGTTATGGTGGTGCGCAGGCTGCAATGCAGGCTGGCACAGCACGTCAGCAATTATTGCAACAACAAATGGACGCACAGCGCAATATTGGACTACAAAAGCTAGGAATTGCGCAATCTGCTTTGGGTCAGGGTATTCCTAACCTTGGCCAGACAACAACTACTCCATACACCAGAAACGTTGGTGCTGGTGCTTTGGGTGGTGCTGCCGCCGGTTATCAGTTGGGTGGTCCTTGGGGCGCTGCACTTGGCGGCTTGTTAGGACTCTTTTAAGGAACAACATCATGGCAGATTTTGATTTAGGTGGCCTGCTTTTTGGCAATGCACCGGCTACAGGATTTGAAAGCTATCTGGACCCAGAGCAGTTAAAGGCTATGCGTAACCAAGGCGTTATGCAGGCTGCTATGGCGCTGTTGAAGGCATCAGGTCCTAGCGCCACTCCTATCGGTATTGGACAGGCTCTGGGCGAGGCTTATGGTGCTGGTCAGGCTGGATATCAGCAGGCGCAGCAGCAGGGCATTGCAGGATTGCTGACTAAACAGAAGTTGGAGGAGGCAAAGCGTGCGCAGCAGATGCAAGATGATTACGCCAAAATGGTTATGCAACTAACTGGTGGACAAGGGCCAATTACAGGTTTAATGACGCCAGATTCTGCATTGGCCATACCGCCTACAACAGACTTACCAGCAGGACCAACTATTGCTAGGGCTGAGATGGTTGGACAACCTATGCAGGATTTTGCTCAAGTTAGTGGGGGTACTAGTGGTGGTGCTCAAATGCAACGCGCCAATTTGCCTCCACAAATGGCTGCATTGCTATCTCGGTTGCCAGCAAAAGAAGGCATACCAGAGTTGATGAAATATATGCAGCCAGCTAAGACAGTTGGTGAGCCATTTAAGGGTACAGATGGTAATACATACATCAGAACAGAAACTGGTGGAGTCATACCATTTACTACTGGTGTTGCGCCTGAGACTGTTGGAGAACCATTTAAGGGTGCTGATGGTAAAACATACATCAGAACTAAAACTGGAGACACTATTCCATTTACAACTAGTATTGCTCCAAAACCTGTTGGTGCTCCACATCAAGCAATTAATGCTGCTGGTAAACCAGTTTTGATTCAATCATATGATGATGGAAGTCAAAAAGAAATTTCTGGATTGTCTCCTTATGAAGCAAATCCAACAGAAGTTAAATTGTTACAGGCTGCCGGTAAACCTATCACAATGGAAAACATCATGGCCATTCGTAGGTCTGGTGCTACTAACGTTAGTGTTGGTGAAGGTCAAAAGGGTTTTGAAAACACAATGTCATTGAAAAAGACATTCAATGCAGAGCCCATTTATAAAGACTACAACGACATGAAATCTGCATACAGCCAAGTTATTACTTCGCTGGATCAAGGCACTCCAATTGGTGATGTTGCTGGTGCTACTAAAGTAATGAAATTACTCGATCCTGGCTCTGTAGTTAGGGAGTCTGAGTTGGGCATTGCTATGGCTGCATCTGGTCGCATGGATAGACTAAAAAATTATTTTAGTATGTGGCAGTCAGGAAATAAATTGACTGAACAGCAACGCGATGATTTCAAACAATTGTCTAATGAATTGTATGCAGCCGCTGGGCAAGCGTATAACCAAAAACGCCAAGAGTACAAGGATTATGGACAGAGTTTTGGCATTGATGCTGATAAAGCACTAGGAGCACCAGCGCAAATTCCATCATTGCTTGGTGGTGGACGCGGTACTGGTGCGGCTAAAAGAAAACCTCTAGGCGAAATTTTTAATCGTTAGGCATCATAAGGATTTAATCATGGATGATCTAAAAATTAAGATTAAAGAAGCAAAATCTGCTGGATACCAAGACGATGAAATCGTAAAGTATCTTGCCTCGATGCCTGATCTAACTCAAAGCATTACAACAGCATACGAAAACCAGTACACGCCATCAGAAATATTAAAGTTTTTGGCTGAACGAAAGTCTCCTGCATACGAGGCTGGAGCCAAAAAATCAGAGCTTGAAAAAGGTTTCTTGACTGCAATGCAA